CCGGCTCCAGAGCTCTCTTTGCTCACCTCCACAACTGAGAAAGGTCTCATACCATGGTCACAGAGCGTTACCGAATCCGGAGTGATTACCACACGGGTTACCGTGTACGTAATTACGATGGCGGTACCGAACTGTATGATATCAAAGTAGTAGATGACTCCATCGATGACTTTACTGGACCGGGAGATTGTTTAGATCTCACGATCATTCAGAAGAGTCGCCGTGGTGGTCTGATTGATGGAAATCAATCGAATCCACTAATTGGGTATCAGTGGCACAGCGTACCTGCTGAATGGCAGGCGCACGATTATGCGGCTGTGTCACCCCTGGATATGAGTTTACCCTCTTTTGGTCAGATGGCAATTGATACCATCGAGCGCAGCAACCCTAGTAGGGCTGATGCGGACCTTATGACAGACTTGGCGGAGTTGAAGGATATACCTGATCTCCTTCGTCAATCTTGGGACATTGCACGATCTGCGGTCGCGAAAGCGATTCCGTGGAAAGTGTACACGGGGTTAACCCGTGCTGCCCAACTGAACATTATGTATCAGTTTGGCATAGCACCTTTGATTGACGATACAAGGAAGGTTCTTGAGTTCACCGAACGGGTTGACGCCCGGGTGAAAGAACTCAATAAACTGTCATATCGTAAGAGGGGCCTTCGCCGTACGATTGATCTCGTCAACGATTCTGTTCAGCAACATTTTAATGCTACGTTGAACAGCCAAGGGGCCTATTTATTCGGCCCTGTGACGAAGTCGACGAAGTACAAGGTGACGGGCCATATAAGATGGCATCCTTATCCTATACTTCTGAGACGCGATCATAATATCTACGATGATGCGGTTCAAGCTGTGTACGGTAATACCGTAGATTTTAACACAGTCTACAACCTCATCCCGTGGTCGTGGTTAGTCGACTACTTTTTCAACCTTGGAGATTTCATCTCCGCTGGAAGGAATACAGTCGAAGCGTATCATGAGCCTGTTAGGCTTACGATAACACGCCTAACCGAAACCATCGTACCCCCGATCGTAGGCTCTGAAGTGACCATGACGGCCATTAAGAACTTTACGAAAGAGGTGTATCGAAGGACGGCGGAACCTCAGATTGAAGCCCGTATGCAATTTCTCACGAAAAAGCAGACGTCGATAATCGGTTCACTAGCGGTCCTCAAAGGCCCTGGTTTCTTGGGCCGATGAAAGCTGTGGCAATCCTGCCGCAGTCCAATAGTGAACTGAAAGGAAGTAACTATGTTCGCTGATACTCTCACCGTTACCATCAATTCCGTTGCGAAAGTGATGGTCCGTGTCAATCAGGATGGATACTCGTCAGAGTACCGCCTGAAAGAAACGGATGGTGAATTCCGTCTCAGGCTGCGTAACTCGTCCTATACGGACAAGACCAGGGCTGGCCAAGTGGTGAACCGGCATAATGCCGAACTCATTCACACGGTTTACCCTGTCGCACCTGCCGTTTACCCCTTCATCAGGAAGACCTATGCGGTCTTCGAGGATGACCGGGGAGACTCCATTGCCACTTGTGCAAAGGAAGTCGTCGGTATGCTCGCTCTCCTCACGGAGGCGAACGTGACGAAGCTGGAGAACTGGGAGTCGTAATAGCTCCCGGTTGATTAATCCTCCAGTTGTTCCGGTTAAAATCCGGACTCGGGTAGAGTATCAGTGGTTTGGATTCAACTCCCACAAGGAGTGAGATGATGAAAAGCCATTCTGATAGTTTACTTCAGATCGCACTCGATATCCTCACGGATATTCGAGTGGCTTACCCCGAACTAAGGGGTGTGGATCGTGATAAAGCGAGACTCACCCTTTTAGTCGAAAGTAGAGGTCTAGGTGTTTTCACCCTAGATCTCCCATCTCGCGAGTCTGCATTAATAGCAGGTCTTGAGAGTGGCCTCCTTGTTTCTAAGGGTACACAAGTGTACTCAAAGAAATATCCAGTGCCGCGTTTGTTTGCGGGACTGTATATGAGGATATTCGACAGTCAGTTACGTCTTAGGGTCGACGCAGACGTGAATGCCATCCTATTTCTTAGGCAATTACTTGTCCTAGGAAAGAAGACGGAGGTTCCTTGTAGTCCTGAGCGCGAGCTCGGGGCTATTGAGGAGTACATTCATGTCGAAGCGTCGATGGTCAAGCCCACCCTCGGGTGGACCTCTGATTCCCTTAATCATGACGATGCTGTTTCTATGCATCTTCATGATATTTGCGGATCTGACCTTCCTATGTTCCCTTCGGGGTTCACAGGAGCTCAGAAACTCTTGTTACAACGATGTCAGCGAGTTGCTGATTTCGTTTCTCAAGAGCTTGGCATCTATTGTCCCGACTGCTTTCTAGAAGATCGCAGAAGTGACCGCCAACCGTTGGGCCTAAGTCACGGACCAGGTGCTGTTGCTGAAAGAAGTGGTGGCCGATACTATGACAAGTATCGTTTCACTAACTGGTCAGCTAAGCTGGAGTCCATGTTTCCGTTCTCATCATACGGAAAAATGCCGAATGACGAGAGGGTTCAACCCTTGAATCATGAGGTACCTGCCAGGTTGATATGCGTTCCGAAGACTGCAAAAGGTCCTAGGATCATCGCGGCGGAGCCATCTGAACATATGTATGTTCAGAAACTCTTAGCGAACTGGTTGGAGAGTCGTATTGAAGATACCATACTTGGTAAATTCATTGACTTTCGTGACCAGTCATTATCTGGTAGGCTTGTACTCCAAGCTTCCCTAGATCGCTCGTTGGCGACGATTGATTTATCGTCGGCGAGTGATCGGTTAAGCTTGTATGTAGTCGAACGGATTTTTCGGAGCAATCCGAGCTTTCTGAAGGCTCTTCATGCAAGCCGTACGCGATGGTTACGCTTACCTAACGGTGAGTGTATTGAACTTAAAAAGTTCGCATCGCAGGGAACGGCCGTGACATTTCCCGTTCAAACTCTCGTGTTCTTCGTCATCGCAATGGCTGTTGCCACTGACGGTGATGTGACACGGGAGGGATTTCGGAAACTTGTCAACAAAGTCCGTATATTCGGTGATGATATTATCATTCCGAATACGGGGTTCGCTGAAGTAGTGGATCTACTCCACATGTTACACCTACAAGTCAACGTCGAGAAGTCATTCTCGTGCGGGTACTTCAGGGAATCATGTGGAACAGACGCTTTTCGGGGTTACGATGTAACCCCCGTTAAGCCAACGACCACTATTTCCGATAGTCCTGCATCTAGACTGGCTGTGCTTGACACATCCAATAACCTCTTTTATAAAGGATACTGGTATGCCGCAGAACAGCTCAGACATCGACAGCGTGCTCGTAACAAGTTTTACTACGGGCTCGTGGGTAAGGATGCAGGTGCCACAGGGTACGTCTCGTACAGCTTTGGCACGTTTGTTGCACGATTGTTCCAATTCGAACAATCCAAGGATACTAGAGGCATTCCAGGTGACATGCCGAACGTGGAATATGGAGAAGGCAGATCGTGTCGGACTTCATCAAATGATGAAAGCCGACATCTACCTAAACACATATTGGCCATATTTGGCAGTATCGCCCAGTTTACTTCCGATATCTTTGGAAGAGTCCGCTGGAATACTCGGCTACAACGTGTCGAAGTCCGAAGGCTCGCAATTCGCGAGATTTCGAGAGTTCGAGGGTACGACTATGGCTATTCTGGATTGTTG